CGTCTCCTGCTAGGTTGTTTCCTGTAGCTGTAGTTGCATTTAAATCATCAAACAGCTGCTTCATCTTAACGTGGTTGGTGAGTGTTATTTTAGTACACCCTGTATTCCCCTGATGATCTACACCTGTCTGGTCAATAGAAGCTATTGTTGCTCGTATTTGTTTTTCAGGATTTTTTACACTACCCAACTTTATCAAGTCACCTGCTTCAAATGCAGTAGAAGGGTTGTTTAAAAGTCCAGCCCAGCCACTTAATGTGCCGCTGTTAAAATCACTATTGTCAGTTTTGTTGAGTACAAGCTCGTTTACTAAATTGTCTCCTGTAGCGCTGACAGCACGTATTCGTTGGGTAGTCCCATTACCATCAACATAACTAAACCAACATGTGAAATGAGGGTTACTTCCTGATGTCCCATCTCCTAGTTGATTCCACGAACGAAAGTGCTGGGCTTGTGTATTTGCAGGAGCGTTTTTATATGCTTCATCTACAGCGTAACCGAAGTTGTTACTTAATGCGGAAGCACCTGCATCAGGGTCGCCTAGATAAAACTTGTCAGCAGGGCAAGGCTTCAACGTAGACGCACCGCTAGTGTTTACGGTGTAGTACCCCATGTCTTGGGGCGGCTTACGTAAAGTGTACTGCCTATCCTCAAAGAAAATTAAACGGGCATCACCTGTTAACCCCTTTAATTGAATTGTGTCTCCTTCTTGAAAGTTGTGACCTGAAGGAAATGTAATTGTAAAAACACCATCGATCCATTGTTCTGTCGTGGGTTCGTAAACAGACTCAATTGCTATCTTTGAAATTGCTGATTCACCTAAAGAGACTTCAGTACCATTTTTAGTTTTTGATATTTTAAAAGTAGGTGAAGCACTTAAAGCATAATACTGTTCATTCGTGCGAATCCCTGCAGGAGGACGTGCGCCTGTGGTCTTAGGGAAGAACGTGACTATGTCATCATCAGCAATACCTGAAGCAGTAATCTGATTAGTACTTGTGTTGAAATTAGTTACTGTAGAACTAGCTTGAGCGTTGATGACTACTGCATACTTTTCATTACCATCGCGATTGATCGTGTGTATGAAAGTTTTATCTTTGTCAGCATCAGCCTCTGAAGCACCTATGGTACTTATGAACTTGGTAGGAGGACGCTTTACCAAACCTTTAATAGGAGAGGAGTAAGCGTTAACTTGCTCAGTAGCTTGAGAAGGGTAGCGTTGTGACTCAGCCTGTTGACTGACTCCTTGTGATAAACTTGCTACAGCATTCTTAATTAACGGCATGTCTAATTAGTAGTAGTGTATGAGACAGAAGAACTGGCGTCTCTTACTACAGTATAATTAGACAAAGGACTGTTGAATATGCTGTAGTCGCCATTTTCTGATTCTTTATGGATTAAATTCATCCGAGCTTCCTGCTCTTCTTGTGCTGACATCTGCACTAACTGCGGATCACCTACGTGTCGCTGTGCAAAGATACGTGCAGCTTTCATGGTGATGTACCTGCGAGCATATTCAGGCAAAGCTGGTTCTCCAGTATCAGTAGTAGTTTCAAACGGTAGCTGATACGTGACAATAGCTTTTACTTTATCAGAAAATTTGTAGGTGTTGTTGCGCCTGTCAAAAAGAAACTTACCGCGACTGATTGGATCGACGTTGGTGTATCTGTAAACAGACAGGTCAATGTTCAGGACGTCAGCTGGAACACCTATGCGATCAGCATAAAAACTTTTAGTAACACTAGGGGCTGCACTTAACGTGGCTGACGTGGCAGAGTTAATGGCAGTTACTGTGAAGGCAGTTCCATCATTAGTTACCGTTTCATCTTTAACTAAATAATGTGGGTTAGTCGTAGCTATGGTGCTGCCTGAAATTGTGTGTGTAAAATCGACAGTACCTTTTTCTAACTCGACATCGTTGATACGATTAAAGTGCCAGCCTTCTGTCTGAACTGCTTTATCGATCTCTTCTAAAATTTTTTGGGCATCATTAGCTTCACCTGCTGAAGCCAGCTGACTGATACGTGCTTGCCCTATGGTAGACAGCATCTGGTTGACTGCCTCCAGTTTACTTGTATTTGCTCCGTAAGCCATGACGTTTTTTTAAAAAAAGGGGAACCCCCTGCGTCCATACGATGGACTTGCCCAATGGCAGGAGGCTCCCCGTGATTATTACGCTTGATCTTGGCGACCGTCAGACCAAACAACAACAGACTCAGGACGCAAAGCTCCGTGACCCATGCTGTATTTGGCAACAAACAAGTTACCTTGACGCTCAATGACGTACTCAGACTCCATCGTCAAGTCCTGCAACTTCAGAGTACCGAAGCCACCCTTCTGGAAGACGATTCCAGCCAAGTCAGTACAATCGATTGTGTAATCATTGCCTGCAGCCCCTGACCACTTATTAGCAGTACTTGTCAGGTTTGTGCTTGGAAGGTGGTTGCTTGTTAGCAACGTGATTCCAGCAACACGTACAATAGTACCAGCAGCAAGTGAACCTTCACCTCCAACATCCTTGTTGATCATGGATGAGCTAACAACGTCTGTTCCAGAACTGTTGTTTACCATCTCATAATACATGGCAGGAGTTACGATAGCGTAGCGGTCACTCTGTGGGACGTCCTTCTCGTCTAACAAACGTGCAGACTCAAAGAGAGCGCGACGAATGTAAGAAGCGTTAGGTGCGCCACGTAGTTTACCTACCTGACCAGTAGCAGCTTGGCCAATGGCAGGTTGATTAGGACTTGCGTGTGCTGTGTTTTTTGTGTCAGCAGCTGCAGCGACATTAGTACCGTCGTGAGCTACCTGTGAATAAACAACAGAACCCTTCTTGGTCTGCCCCGGTATCCATTCATCAGAAGGAACAAGGCCAGCAGCATCAGTACCGTCAGTACCTGTCTTAGCACCTGTTTTAACAGCTACAGTCAACACGTTCTTATCGAACTGATTGGCCAGAGCTTCACCCAACTGGTGAGTGTAAGGGGCGCGGACGTCAAAGTGACTGACTAGCTCATCAATAGAAGCGATGAAGGTTGACGCCATCAACATTTTGTCGATGTGTAACAACACTTCAGTTTGCTTAAACTGATTAAGACCAGCTGTACCTGTAACTGCTGCACCACCTGTGGTTACTGCATTATCTGACGGGTCTAAAATAGAAGAACCGGGAGTGTAGTAACCTGCATTCGCGGTTCCGATTACAGGGAACTGCGCCGACTTGCCTTTCGTAATAGTACGAATGGTGTGAAGAGGTTTCATGATGTTCTTTTCATCGAACACCGTCATGACTTCTCCAGCGAATTTCTTTAAAAAGAGTTCCGTAGAGTCATCGCCCCATAGTTTATTACCTACGCGACCGTCACCGGCCACCGAGGCAGTTTGATTCGTAAATAGATTTGCCATCTAAATATACCTTTCTTTTATACGTTAACAACTAAACGACCAAAGCACTCACTTTGGTCTACTCACAATCCCTTCAGATTGCATCCAAGTTGTCCGTCGTAACGGGCTATTCAGCATCCCCTTCGGGCAAATTCATCGGCCCAGCTACCCATCCTTCAGGTATCTCGACCTTATTATGAGAGAGTTCCCAGCCCTCTCCGGTGTAGTAATACACCTTTCCCTTCACTCCCGGCCCTATACGGACGAGCGTGTCGGTGGGTTCAATGAATACTACTCTTTTTGAGCTTGTCAAGCACCCGCTGCTCAAAAGCATCACGCAACTTGCGAGGCACGACAGGAGCAACGGTCGCCGTGACAGGTTTAGAGGCATCACTCAGCAGGAGTTTTAGTATCTCCTTCAGGATTACTATTAGTATCTCCACCGTTTAGTTTTACTTGAGCGTCCAACGCATGTTTCTTTAGCGTCAAGCGTGAGCCTGTATACCCTAAAGCTACGAGGGTAGCTGTGATTAAACCTACGATTTTGGCAGCAAACTCGTTGTCTTCTACCAATCCTGTACTGGCTATAGCACCGACTGCAACTGCAGCCATGCTCATCCAGAATTCTGTACTTTTGTACCCTGCTTTTTTCTCTACTTGTTTCATTTCGGTCTTGGTTTAGGCCTTTTTACTTTCGGCCCTCTTGTTGAGTAGTTCATAAAGTTGTTTTAGCAAGGCGTCTTTCAACCATTGCGTGGAATTTTTTGTCTCCAGCTTTATATCGTGGGTCTTTCATGTCCTGCATCATCTCATAGTTAGACCCATATCCACCTTCAGCTGTCGGGCGAGTGGTTCCTTGAAGTAGTTTAGGCTGGTTACCTGCATCTGCATCACCTCCAGCTTGTTTCCACATAGTGGTCAACCCTTGTATGGCCAGCTTGGCTATTCCTAAATTGTTGTCACCTACAGCAGTATTGAAAGCGTCTAGATCAGCTTGGTTTAAGTTCTGTGACGCCCAATTTACCATTGAATTGTAGTTCTCTTCACCTCCAGCTACTTGATACAACTCCTGAACCTGCTGATTTGTGATCATTTGCTGGCCTTGTATGTAGCTGTCTACTAATTCTCTAGACAACCCTCGTTTAGCCAGCCCTTCATAAGTTGAATCGCTTAGTTCGCCCTTTTCTTGATACTCATCTGAATACTTCTGGAAATCATCTTGCGTGAGAAGCCCTTGCTCTTCGGCTTGTTGAGAAGACTGCTTTTTTTCAAGATTTCTGTAGGCTTTTGCAAGGTCTTCACCGCTTGCAAACTTATCGGGGAGCCACTCAGGTCGCTCTGCCTGTTGGACTTCCTCCTGTTGTGGGGTTTCTTCTGCCGCTGTCTCAGTAGGTTGAGGCGCATCAGCAGGACTCTCTTCTCCTCCTCCTATTGTTACTCTCTCCATTTTTATTTGTCTTTTTTGATCTGCCTATACCAAGGCCAATCATCTTTATCTCTCTTTTTCTTTCTTTTGACACACTCTCCTTTACATGTGTCATCAAAACAGTTTTTATTTTTGCACATTAAATGACCTGTTACTCTTGCATTTGTTGTGCAGCTGATTCAGCCATTGCTTGTAGTTTTTCAGGGTCTTCGTTGGCCATCTGCCCTGCGGCACTAGCCATGTTTGGAGCCATCTGCTGGGCCATTGCCTGTTGAGCCATCTGTTGTTTTTCCATTTCTATTTCTTCCTCGGTTTTAATCAGACCCTCAACATCAATACCCAGCGATGTGGCACGTCTTTTAAGGTAATCACTCATGTTTACATAGGTTGCAAACTGATCACCTAGCAGCTGTGAAGCTCCCGCTATAAAGCTGTCCAACTTATTAAGATCGTGACCTCGTCCGAGTGCCTCCAACCCTGTAACAATGGTTGGTTTGACAATCTTTTTAGGTAACTTCGGGAGTCTGCCTGACTTTGCCATCCGATCCATCAGTCTATTGACCAATGGCATCTGGAATTCTTGAGATAAAATAGAGTAAACACCCCCAAGAACGTCTTCTAATTCCTGCGCCATGTACCGAATTTCTTCAGCAGTAACACGTTCTCCTGCCCTCTGAACAGAAGAGTTCATTAGGAAGGCGAAGCCTAGACGTTCTTTGATTTGGTTTATAGTTTCTTGAGCCACCCTGAAGTCGGCAAATTTCTCCATCTGGAGAACCGTGACGTCTTGGGCGTTGCCTTGAACAATAGCACCATTAGGGGAATTAGCCAGAATGCGTGGGCGAGTGGTTCCATTTGGACTACATAAAAATAAAACTTTAGCAGCAGCGGCTGACCCTTCAACAATAGCTTGGGTCAATCCTTCTAGTGACTGTAAGTCACCTATGTATTCTTCAATGAAGCCCCTCCCGTAGTCTTCATTTTCAATCCTTGTGTACCTCAACGGCATCCAAGGGTTTTTATCTAGCGGATATGTACCCTCCGCTTCAGGGATATTGATGTCAGCAACCTCCTGTCGCACCCGCCATTTCCCCTCGTCTCTGTAAATTCCTGTATAGACATCGACAACTTTTTCCTGCCTTGCCCCTATCGAAGTGACTGATGGATCACCTGCTTCTTCAAGACGCTGCCTTACACCTATCGGTAGCATGTCTGGATCGAGACTTTCCTTAACAATTATGGACTGAATGTTGCCCATAGGGTCTCGTTTACAGACGTACCGTTCTAGGTTAAAGACCCTAAGTCCTCCTTTATCAGGGACATAGAGCAGTACATTACCTGCAACGATCAACTGCTTTAGTGCCTCAAAAACACCGACACGTATCGCTGAAGTTTCCACTTCACTTTGAACTGCCTTCTCTATTTCAGACAGTCCTCGCTCCAATTCAGTCTTTAAACTAGGGTCTTCAGCACCTTCAGCTGCTTTTTCATACTCAAATTTATCTATGAGCAGCCTAAAAAATGGAGAGTTTGGTGGCAGTAACGCCAATAAAAGTTTAGACGAAAGATTGTTTACACCTCTGGCTCCGATTCCTTGGAAGGGAGTATTGTAATTAGACTCAGGGCCATTGCTATCGGGAGGCACAAGGTAAGGAATAGTAAGACGTGCAGAATCCCTAGCGCGACGGAGGTAAGAATCTCTATGATTCTCACAAGCTTGGTAATACTTCTTTAATGACCCTTCTTCGTGCATCAGCTGTATACTCCTGTTCCACCTCCTGATGGCTTATTGACTCCAGAAGGCGGGATAACTAGGCCAGCCCGTTGGGTTCCTCGGCGTCGTTTTGACCCATCCTTTTTAGCCATTTCTTTAGGTTTTCTAGATATTTCTGCTGGTTTAGTGTCACTTTTAGGAGGAGCGACGGGAGCAGGAGCAGGTATAACTTTAGGTTTTGGGGTCTTAAAAAAGCACATTTATTCTTGTTCCTCTTGGATGCTTGTAAGTGTTTTAACAACGGCTATACAGCCTTGCTTGTATCTTATTGTTTCCAATGTGTCATTCTTATCAGGCATCCGGTCAGGGTACACCTGCTTCAACCACAAGATAAGCTCCTTGCTTACAGGCGGCAAGTCCTCAGTAGCATAATTAAGAGGCAGGTCAAGCGGCATTTTTTATTTTTAAAGTCTCAAGCATACTACTAATAGCTTCTGTCAGATCACTTTCAGTCCCGTCGTTGTTTAAAACATAGTCGTATTCAGAGTAATCATTCATAGCTATTTCAGATGAGTGATCATCATGTACAGCATCCTGTATGTTTTCGTAACTTTGAGTCCTACGCTCGATCCTGACCAGCTTCCCTCCTTGTTCTTTCACATAGTCAGCTTCGTTGCGAAAACGAATGTCAGTTATGAACAGGAGATCGTAGTGTTTCCCAGCGTCTTCAATTGCTTCTGACATCTTTTCAATCCAATAGTTAACCCCATTGAACTGTCTTCTAAAATCAGTACCCCAAACCTGCAACAGGGGTCTGAAGAGTTTTTTATTTTCTTCGATGAAGTCAACACGATAGCCTGTGATCTTACTCACTTCATGTTTTACTGCATCAGCAAACGCTATGCGGCCTACGTTCCAATCATCCAGCAACCCTGCTGCGAGTTGGTACACCGTGTCTTTTCCTGACAATTTCTTGCCACTCAATCCGATCAATCTGGGTTCCATAATCGTATTTTCCTGTTCTTGTAGTTATAGTTTTCTATTCTTAATATCCGGGCTAGACGTGCTTGGACAAGTGCATCCTCCTCGGATAAATTCTGTGCTTTATACGCCCTTACTACCTGTTTCCATGTAGGTTCTGCATCGAGTATTCTCTTTGCTTTTGTAGGGCCAACAGTAGGGCATCCTGCATAACCGTCAGTTGAATCACCTACCAAAGTCTGGAAAAAGTGATTCCAGTTTGCAGCTTCAAGTGTAATTTCTTTTTCCCCATCTTCAGGGTGTTGCTGGTTGTAGAGGTAGCAAGGTATAGTTTTCATGTCTTTGTCTATAGACACTATGACCTTTTTAGACCCAGCTTCAAACATAGGGTCAGTCGCCCAGACACCAAGTAGATCATCAGCCTCCAAATCAGGAGCAACCTTGGCGTCCCACTCATGTATCAATTCTTCTCGCAGGCAGGGCAACCCTATCGGCTTTCTAGATTTTTTTCTGCTGGCCTTGTAGTTCGCATCTACCTTCTGCCTGAAGTTACTGTTAGATGATAAAGCGATTAGAATTTTATCGGCATCAAGTGCTGTAGCAAGTGTCTCCACTTCTACATTCATCATCTTCTTGGCCTTGCGCGTGTCCGTATGCAACGTCCATATATCGTCGCCCCAATCAACAGGTTCTTCAGCACCAGCAGCGTGTTTATATGCGATTATATCACCGTCAATTAAAAGTACTTTGTTCATACAAGTTGTTTGTGGAGCCACTCAAATACTTTAGGGTTGTGCTTCCAAACTGTACACAAACCTGTCGCCAAACGTGTAGCCGATTGTTCTTCTGTAGTCTTATCACAAACATCCATCACATGATTAACGCAATGAATTAGTTCATGGAGAAAAGTGTCAGCAGTAGTATCTTTTGGATACCCTTTTGCTATCTGGATAACACACTTATTTAAATCAACACAACCGTGACCATCGAGGGTCGAAACCCATTCCACTTTGAACGTCTGATTTAAGACAATTACTTTAGTGGGTCGTCTGCAGTATGTCGTAGTTTTCTTTGTACTCATCGAACTTCGACGGTTTACCAATAGGAATGGCAAGAGTGTGGACATCTTTAACTACATCCCAAGGGATTAAATATAATACATCTTCAGTTACAATAAAGACAGCAAGTACTGACCAGTTTCCTATACCTGCGGCGTTAGCTTTTATGCGGTAGTAGGATGTCTTACTGTCTTTATTTCTTTGAGCGTGTGATGAAGACCTAATCTGCAATCGATTTAGAACACCCTTCCAATCCACTATTAGATCATAACCTGAATCAATAGAAGGTGTAGACACGCAGTAGCCTTTCGCTATTAAACGCGCTTGAATTAGGTGTTCTATTGCCACGCCAGCATACTCCCATCTAATGGGTCTCAGCCCAGTTGTTCCCGATCCGAGCTTCGCCGTCGAGAGGGCATCTAAATCCGAGAGTAACGCCTGCTCTTCGGATAGCCTCAACTGCATTCTCAGCCACCATTCCAGCCAAACTGGGTCTGGCCTCCGTTTGAAATTCGTCGTGTACGTGCGCCACCAATCCCCAATCTTTCCCATGTTCTAGTCCTTTTTGTTTAAGGGTTTCACATAGGTGAACTGTAGCTTGCTTCATGACTACCGCACCTGCTGATTGTAACAGCGTGTTTAGCGCGGAGTGTTCTGATCTAATATACAGTCTTCTACCATCTAACCCTTTCAAGTGATCTCTAGACTGTAATGTATTTGCAATGCAAGCCTTTAATTGAGCCAACGCTGGTAGACTATTCAGGAATGTCTTCTTAATCTTCTTACCTGCAGACCTCCCTTTCCCAATGACTTCTCCAATTTTTTCGTCTCCCGCTCCATAGAGGAAGGCATAAATAAACCTTTTAGCAGCGTCTCGATTCGGAAGGCCAGCCGCTTTCTGATTCTCCACATGTATATCGCTTTGCAAAAGCTTCTTCGTATAGTCGCCATCATCA